TACGCTGCTGGTACCGCGCTCCGGCCGCGAAGAAGGCCATGTGCTTCTGGTACAGCTCACGCCGCAGCGGGCCTTCGTCTGGATAGTACGTTAGCCACTTGCGGCCGAGGACACGGCGCTCGCGCTCGATCAGTAGGCTCAGCAGCTCCTCGCGGTGCGCTCGTGGCAGTGTGGATACAGCTGCAGCGTCGATCACGCGCCAGGTGTGCCAGCAAGCCTGGCAATCCGGCTGTTCAGGTCTTCGTCTGCCATGTCCGAAATCTGCATCTTTCCGGTCAAGTCCTGCTTGATACGGTCGGCGTACTTCTCGGGATTGGCGCCCTTGAGCATGAAGATAAGCAGCACGTCGGAATATCTCCGCTCGACGCCAACGACCTTGCCGCCATGATAGACGTCGACATCGTAGCCGCGCTGGCCACGCCTGATCGCTTCGTCCTCAAGGACTTCGGCGCCGCGAGACAGCGCCTTCTTCCAGTCTGCGGCGAACTGAGGGTCTTCTTCGCGATGCTCGTACAGCGTCGTGCGCGAGTATCCGATCGCTTTGCACGAGTCGCCAACATGGCACGATTCAGCCAGGTGCCGCAGGAAGGCGGCTTTCTTTTCCGCAGTCAGCTTGTCAGCCATAGCGCGATGCTATCACAAACGACCATCTTGATAGCAACACAGATTGCAAAAACATGTTGACATCCTTTGAAAAAGCATTACAATAACAACATCAACCAACCAAACAGGAGAACGAAATGAGCAAGAACGAAATCCGCGCTTGGTACGCGGAACAACTCCGAGAAGCGGGAAAATATACATCTCGCGAAGAGGTGAAGCGGTGGGCCAAGGCGGCTCTTGTGTTTGCCGGCCCACGGCGCAATCTTCCGGCGTAGGGATGCGGCCGAAGAGTACATGGCCGCTCAGGAATGGCCATCAGGACACCCGGAAAAAATACGGTGCGCCATGCGAGCGCGGCGGATATTCGTCAAAGCGCGGGGCTTGAGCGATGCGCGAGGCTAACCAAACAGGAGAACGAAATGAGCAACTACCAACCACGCATCACCAAGAACGCAGACGGAAGCTTTTACGCTCTAGTCGTTCGCATCGACCGCAACGGCGAAGAAAACGTGATTCACGGATACAAGGGTCGCCACTTTTCAACCATCAAGGCGGCGCAAAAATCAACTGCAGCTTACATTGCAAAGGTTGCGTCATGAACACTGAAACAAAGACAGATCAAACAACCCAGCCAGAAGTCCAACTGGCCATCGGTCGCCTGTTCCTGATGTTGTCTCGTCCTGAACAACCTGGCGACATCGAGACCTTCAACAAGATCCGAGCCATCGTCCTCGACAGCGCGGACTGCCGTCCAGACCACCGTCCGAACTACGCGGCGCAAAGGATGACAGGCGCACAAGGGGATTTTGCATGACCCAAACCAAACGCGGCGGCGCCGGCCGCGGCCAGGGCCGCAAGCCAATCCAGCAAGGCGAGGATACCGTGACCGTATCCCTGCGAATGACCACCGGCCAGCGTGCGAAGCTGGCAACCCTTGGCGGCGCCACATGGGTCCGCCAGCAAATCGAGGAGAACGGTAATGATCAAAAATAGCAAACAGCAATGGCAGGTCGGCGAAGTCGTCAGCGTCGGATTCCTGAAGCTGCGCGTTACGGCGAAAGAGCCGACTCCAGGCGACTACATGCCAGACGCCTACATCCTTTGCGGACTCGGCGCCAATGCAGACAGGAAATACAGGTTCGTCCCGCACAACGGGCTTGAGAGAATCTGAACCCCACCAAGCCGCCTCCTGGCGGCTTTTTTATTCCCCGAGCGACGCCAGATACAGAACCGTCGCGCCGAAAGCAATCCCGATTCCAAGATCGAGGATTTCAATCGGACCCAGCACGTGATTCTCTACGGATCGCGTTGACGTCGTTAACCAGTCCGCGCGCAGCATTATCTCCGCGCCTTGATTTGACATCTTCATAGTACTTCAGCCGTTTTTCTCTCTCCCATGCCGCGACTGCTTGAGCCTCGCACCTGGCGCGGTGTGCCTCGCTCCATGTGCAGTCTTGTTTATTGCAAGGCGATCTACCGCACATCACTTAAACACCAATCCCAAACCAACCTGCACTGCTTGCCGGCCCCAAAAAGTGACAGACTGCTGGTTCTCGATGCGCTGCCGCAGCACAGAAGCCCTCACGTCCTTGCTGGGCGGTGTGTAAGTGCCGCGCCACCTGGAGTCAATCCCGATGTTCTGCGCAATGTTAGTGCTGTCCGCACTCGCGAACGGCAGCCTAGTGAACACGTCAGGGTTGAGCATGCGCAGCCCGTGAAGCTTGGCAAGCGGGCTTCCTTGTTTGTCGCAAACCGCGCTCATCGCCTCCGCCATTCTTCCCCACCACCGATCGCCACCGATTGTGGCGTACTCTCCGCTGCTTCCGATACAGACGCGCGGCCACTCCATCGCCAAACGCCTAAGCCTGTCAGTGGATTCGTGCAGGTGCCAGACTGGCGCGCCAATTCCGATGCTTTTCCCTCGCCAAGGCCATTCCGCAACAAGCCTGTCATTCTGATCTTCGTCTCCGTCGATAACATCTGGGATCACCGCAAAGTCAAAAGACGGATAGCGCTGCAACTCCGCAACCCATGCGTAATATCGACGCCAGTCCGTCACTGGTTCGCCGCTCTTCCAAGCACTGAAAGCTCCGTTGTCCACAGCGAAGCTTTGGCAGACATCGATCGCCATCCCCAACTGATCTGGCCGAGCAAACGACACGAACGCATGCCCACATCCGACAGCCGCGAGCGCAGCAGTGTTTGGTGTGATAGGAAGCCCGTGGTAGTGAATCATTACTTCTTCATCTCAAGGTGATTTTCCGCACATTTACCAAACCTACACAATCGACGTATGAGCAACGATCACCGCTACGGCTATGCCTACCTAGCCACCTCCTGCCGATCGCCGCGCCTTGGTGCCATAGCGCGCGCCCTGCAGGCATTCTTGCTCTGCTGCCGACGGCGAATTGCTCAAAACGTCCTGCAAAGCTAGTTTTTCGGCCTCAGCGCGCGTCAGTCCGCCGTCGAACTCCATGATCGCCGAGCGCTCCTCGTAGTGCTCGCGCAGGTCGGCGTTTAGGTCGGACAAACAGAAACCCATCGCAACCCATCCCATTTCATCAGCAGCTTTCCGTTTTCATCGCAGACCCCATCGGCGATGTGTTTCTGAAGAATCTCCAGCAAATCCGTGTTGCCTGCCGATCCTCTGCGCACGAAGTCGAGAGCCGTTTGCGACCGCGGCCTTTTGGCCCAAAGAAGCGGGTCGAGGTCCACGCAAATCGAATCAAGCGCCATCTACGGAATCTCTCTTTCGTTTAGCGTAATCGTCTGCTTCGCCCTTCAGCCTCCGCAGCATGTCCTTGATGGTTTCCTTGCCAACCTCAGCCGAATGCGTGTTCCCGGGAGCAGGAAGCGCCGGACGCCTCTCCGGTATCTCCGGCCACCGGCCCATCGCGAGTTGGTCGCCAAAAGCCCTGTTCCACTCCGGTTGCAGTTCGCGCAGCGTCTTGCGCGAAAGGTCATAGCCCCCGATCTTCACGGCAGCCCAATAAATCGCCGGGTGGCTCCATCGGTCTGTTCCGGACTCCCTTCTTCCCATCTGCTCAACCGCCTCCATCAGCGCCACCTGATAATCGCTAGACGGCCGGCAATCCTTGAAGAACTCGGCGAACGACGGCGGCCATTCCCTTCTCCTGCACGCCTTGAGCCCTGCTCGGACCTCGTCCGCTGTGACGCACTCGTCGGAGAAACCCTCTGACCATGATATTCGCCAGTTTGCAATGGCCACGTCGTTTGCAAAGGCCGCCCGCCACTTGTGCGGATACAGGCCATCGAGCCGATTGAAGAGATGGTCGATCAAAGCCAGGCCATCGAGCGCTTGGCGCGGCTCAAGCCAGTCGTTCAGCGGTGATGTCGATGATGTTTGCAGTTTCACTCTGCCGGATCCGGTTGCGGTTGACGTGGGCGACGGGGTCGAACTTTGCAGCTTTTGCCGGGCCATCCCTCGGCTTCTGCTCGACCCAATCCGCCTTGAACCCAGCCCACCCCCGAGCACAACAGGTTGTCAGCGCCACCCCGACCGGAATGCCGGCCTTTGCGGCCTCTGCAACGACAGCCCGAAGTGCTGTGCGCGTCGATGCCGCCTTCTTCGCTTTGCGTAGTTCGAGGTAATCGGCCGCGGTTTGCTGGTCTGCCCCTTGCTCGACGAGAAATCTCGTCGCGTCGAAACGATCAGCGGCGACAGCCGCTGCCGCCGAATCGGGTCGCGCCTGTACATCCGGGATAGCCAAAGGTGTTGGTGTTGTAGACGGTAACGGTAATGGAGACGGAGACGGAGACGGTGCACAGCGCGCAGCAGGATCTAGCATGCTAGTTTCTGCTACGCGCATGCTAGTAGCAGGCTGCTGCACTGCTGCGGACTTGCCAGAAAGCTTGGCGGCATACTCAGGCATCATGCGTGACGCCTCTTCTCGGCCGTGATGCTTGATCATGGCCAGCCACTTGGCTTTGTCCGATCGCGCATCCGATCCGGCCGCCCACGGGTTGTGATCCTGCCAGTCGTGCATCCGGTATGCGCCATCGACGCCTTCCAAAAACCCGACAGCTAGCAGCGCTTCGACAAATACCCCATCGGCTCCTGGCCAGTCGACGCAAAGCTCCACGTCTTCCGCTGTAAGCCCAGACAGGTTGCCATCAGGCCGGTTGCCTGCAACCCATGCGAACAGACAAACGAGGCGCCACGCGCCTTCAGTCCCTGTTCGCCGGATGAGCTTCTTCGTCTTTGGGTGCGTCGGCAGTCCGACGTTGATTCGAACATCGGCGGTCATATCCTACCCTCCACAATCGCAACCGCCTCTTCGACCGAACACGCGACGCCTGCGATGCCGCCGGCAGCAGCCACCTGGTCGAGATACGCGCGCTGTTCGTCGGTGACGGTATTCCGTGTCGACGGGCGCTTTACCTCAATCGCAATTACCCTGCCATCTGTCATGAAACCGTCCAGATCGACGCGGCCACGAAGACACGACCGCATGAATCTGGAAGGCTTCCCGTCTCGTCCGATCAACCGGCCGGCCATGACGTTGATGCGCTCGATACGAGCGACTCGAGGATGCATAGAGAGGGCTGTCAGAATCGCCCGCTGAATGTCGATCTCGCGAACGACGGGACGCTTCGCCGTACCGGGCCTGCGGCGCTTTGGCTGCGCCGGAAGCTCATCTGCGGCAACCAGAGGCGGCTGTACTGCGCTCGTTGCCATGTAATCTGTCCAGCCCTTGCGGCTTCCGCTCATACTCCTGCTCCCGGTGATTTCTCGTCCAGGTACGTTACGCCTTCAGGATGAACCAGAAGAACATCCTTGGCAGAAAAGCCGTCAAGTCGCACGCGAAGCCGGAGGTTCGCGTCGGCTCCGACGATCGTCCCGGCGCGCTCACGGCCCCCGTATTGCACGAGCACCATGCCGTTGCGAAACGCTGGCACTTTATACTGCTTCCTGATCAGATCTAGCTTGGTCATCTCGCCTCCACGCACCCAGGGCAAATCCATCCTTGCCCGCTTGCATGTTTCTTGCGCCCGCCAGTCTTCCGCATCTCTGCTCCGCATCTCCGGCACTTGTAACCGTATGTCATTAGGCCTAGCGCTCTTCCTTGGTCGGCATCGGTGCGCGCTCGGAATTCTAGAAGCGCTCTAGGATGGGCGTTGAACAGACTCACGAGAACTCACAATCTATGCAATCCCACGTGCCTTCGCCGTGCTTAACGCACCCATTCCCGATGGCGTGCCTGAGCAGGCCGTTCGGCCCGCGTTGGCTGTGGTTCCTCTGATGGAAGTTTTGCTCGGTAACATAACCGTCCAGTTGCGCCCATCGGCCGTTTTGATCGAAAGTTCGCGTCCAGCTTCTTCCGGTAATGATGTACTCCATCATGTCGGCACTGACATGGCCTCCGTACTCGTCTTCAATCCATGCCCCAGGCTGAGACCACAACACTCGCCAGTCTTCCAGGTCGTTGATCCCTTCTTCAGGAATCACGTGCAGGGCGAAACACCATCCCGCGCTGCTTTTGCCGATGTGCATGGGAGGGGATGGTCGCCCGCAGCACTCGCACGGTGGTCTTGTGTGCAAGTAATAGTTCGTCCCCATCAGCAGTCAACCTTTGTCTCGCGAGCAACAGATATCGCGTCACGGCGCGCCATCTCAGCAAACTCTGCGACAGGGAGGCGGCACCAATCAAAAAACTTGCTGCCGTGATAGACGACGTAACGAACCTCCCCGTCTTCGATTGACTGGACCTCAGCGCGCGCCCCGAATCCGCTTCCAAGCACATCTCCGGATTGAGGAATGTAGTCCGCCAGCAGCGGTTTGATTATCTGGCTGTCTGTCATGCGCATTGTTTGGCTTTCAGTTCGCGCGCGATGCCGCTAGCAGATTGTTCCTGTGTTTCTTCACGCGCAGCCATCATCGCGTCGGCGATGATGTAGGCTTCCTTGGCGACGAAGTATGCTTCATCCGCCTGATACGCTAGCAGCCCTTGCATAGCCTGTCCGGCGAAATAATCCCTCAGTCCGACATTCATTGTTCTTCCTCCACAGATCTAGATGTTGTCTGTCCAAGAGCGCAAGAGATGGCATCCTGCATCTGATCATAAATGGCCTTGCTCTCGGCCGGAGATTCCGGGACGCCAGATTCCAACCAGCGATCGATGTTGGAAACGGCGCGACGCAAAGCGGCAAGCATGGCTGGAGCTGCAGCCATCATGTGGGCGTCGCCGGCAGCGCATTCGTCGACATACCCCAGACAAACGATGCGCACTTGATCAGTCTCGATTGAGTATCCGCCAGAGTCTCTGGTGACGAACCACTGCCCTGGAGTTGTTGGCATTGGCACTTCATTTGATCCAGATGCATTCTCAGAAATCACAACCACCCTCCATCACGAAGTGCTTTTTCAAGAGCCACATCCTCATCCGACACCCCAGACCACTCCGGATTAAGCACGCAGAGCCGAGCAGCCCGAATCACAGGCCCGGCCCTGCGCAGATAGCTAGCCGCAGCGTTCATCATCCCCGCTGCCTGCGACACGTTGTCTGCCTGTGCGTCTAACTGAGCGGAGAAAGATGCTGGAGTGATGTTCATTGATTCCGCCTGCCTGCCAGAATTTTCAGCAAATAGGCGCACCAATCGCACTCCATCTGCTGCGTGGCGGTGAGGAGTGAATACTGGCGGCGGAAGCGGCGAACCCGGCGTTTCATACCCATACCCTCGCCTCAGGCGCGCCGTGCACGCGTGAGTTCTCCCGGGCGCATTCTGGGCAAATCCGATTCCTCGTCCTTGACCAAGAGCTGAATTTCTCCCTGCAGCGTAGGCACGGGATGAAGCCAGGCACATCGGTTGAATGACGCGTTGATCTGTCTTTTCCAGCAGCCTTTGGAACGACCGCTTCTCCCAGCGCGCCTCGCAACCGGATCAGACGCTCCGAGACGTACTTCCGAGTGCAGTCAAGTTCCTCAGCTATGTCACGCATCAGCATTCCGCGCTTGCGCAGTTCCAGCATCTTCCTGTCGCGCTCGCACATCTCTGCTTCAGAGGTTGGAAGCTCGCCCATTGATCGAGCCTTCGACGCTATGATGCGCGCAGCTTCCGCATCATCCACCGTGTCCGGCAGCAGCTTGATACGCCGCCAGCGTGTGGCAATCATCCGGTCTGAGTAGCCAAGCTC